ACTCATTAAATAAACTTAAATTCTGAAGAAACATTTTCTATAGGCAGCTCCCAATTAAAAGACGCAATGATTAAGCAGGAGGTATCAGATTTAAGCGCCTCTCAAATTCCACATAATATTATTATTCGAAATAGATATGGTCTACTAGACAACGCAAACATTAATTATATTTATAATGAAGATGGAACAATTAACTGGAGAAAAATGGTAAAAACAGAATATCTTGTTCCTAATCGTCAAAAAACACAAGAAACAGATGTTTCAAAATTAGAAGATAAAGACCTCCTAATTTTATTAGGAGGAATAAAAGAACTCGCTCAAATTAGAGGCTATACTAGCGTAGAATATAAAGTAGTTGCTGCTTCAGAAAGCTATTTTGCTACAAGCTGCAGAATCACATGGATTCCAAATTATGAAACTCATGGCAAAGAAATTATATTCGAAGCGTTAGCAGACGCAACATCAAATAATACAAAATCATTTGCTAGATTTTTTTTAGCAGCAATTGCAGAAAATAGAGCATTTGTACGTTGTGTTCGCAATTTTCTTAAAATTAATATTGTCTCGCAAGAAGAGCTCGGAGATGCAAAGATACTAGAAGATTCTAATATTTCTATAGAAAACCCGACTTGTCCACAAGTTCTTTTAGAAAAAACAATGAAAGACAAAAATATAACTTTCGATCAATTGAAAAAGAAATTAACAAAAGAAAAATTTGAAAATGCAGAAACTATTAATAGTATCAACGAAATTCCAAAAGTTAAAATATTTGAATTAATTGAAAGAATTAAAAAAGCTTAACTTGGTATATAAGTAGAAAATTGCAAAGAAGCCGTTCCATTATCGGTGACATTTAAATTTGTTGATTCATTTATTTCTACAATATTATTGAAATTTAAAGATAAAATTGTAGATAAATCAGAGCTTTTCTTGAATCGAATGGCTATAGACCTTAGCTGTTCTTGTAGTAAGAATGATTTTAAATTATTAGTTAGATATTCATTGATATCTAATTCAAAGTTAAAATCAATTTTTATTGGATAATTTGTTAGGACCTGAGAAGCATAATATTCTCCTATATTATATTGAGGTATTCTATCAACGAATATATCTAAATTAAAGGTCAAAAGTCTATTACTTTGTGTTTCATTTAAAGTTATATCTGTATAACATATATCATATGGATCTAAAGAATAATTTTTTGGATTAATAGTTAATATCCCAGTCTCCTCAGCGAATTTTCCATATACTTTAAATTCCGCATTACACGTAACAGGATTATCTAAAGAAGCACGGATACTATATTTATTTAAATAACCGCTACAAAAATTTAAATATTTATTATTATAACAAATTGATCCAGAGATAGGAGCTTCCCCTGTAAATGATAAAATCATATCATTATCAGAAGGAATATACTCTAACCGAATTAAAGCTTCATTTTGATCAGAAGTAAAATAATTAAATCCAGTTTCTTGAATAGATAAAGAATTTTCAATATTACTAGGATAAGAAAACCCAACAGATTGAACCCCAGAAATGAATTGACCATTTAAGTAAAGATTTTGATTTTGTTTTGAAGAAAATATCGGCATTTAATATAATTACACAATTAAATTAAGTGTAATTATTATAAAGGTATAAGGTATATATGGCAAGTATTTATGATACTATTCCTACGTGGAGTTCGAGCACAACATATAGCAAATATGATATAGTGCTTGGAAGCGATAGTAGATATTACTATTCTTTAATAGATTCTAATAATGGAGCAGGAAATAATCCAACAACGCAAGCAAATTTACAGGTAAAATGGGACGGATATATAAATTTTAATAGTAATTTAGTCCCTAATTTTTTTTGGAAGCCATCATATCAAACTACAATATCCTCTGACCCAAGAATTAGAATGGTTCAGTTTGGCAATGGATATCAGCAAAGAATTCCAGATGGCATAAATACAAACCTTGTAATGTTTGATATAAATTTCAATAATAGAAAGGAAAAAGAGACCGTATCATTATTACATTTTTTACAAACAAGAAATGCTCAAGAATCTTTTATATATAATCTTCCAATTATTTATAATAAATCAAAGTTAAATACTAGATTTATTTCTCCTACATGGTCTGTAGATTACAATTCATATAATAATTATTCTATTAAAACTAAATTTCAAGAGGTTCCAGTTTAATGCCATCCTTCATTTCTTCAGCTTTTGATGTAATAATTTCTGATGGTAGCTATAGCAATGACACGTATAGAAGGCAATCAACAGAAGATTTAACCTTTACTGGAAGTTATAATAATTATATATATAAATTTTCTGGAGTATATTCTGATATAGGAAAAATAAATAGATGTGCATCATTTTATGGAGTCGAAGGAGGAGGAGATCGCAATAGCCGTTTATATAATGATAGTTTTGGAATAGACGTAAATGAGACAGGATGGAGTTTTAGTTGTTGGATAAAACCAAGGTCTTTTAATAGTTATCAGCACATTATTGGCGCACCTTTTGGAAATGGTTTTTTTATTGGTGGAAACAATGATGCATTAACTTTTAATCTTTTTAATGGAACGGCTTGGGGAATACAAGCACCAACAACAGATTTAGATACATGGCATCATTATGTAATGACTAGAAGTGGAAATTTTTTAAATCTTTATGCGGATGGGCAAGACCAAGGCTCAATTGATTTAGATATAGAAACTTTTGATAATTCTCCAAAGTTTAGCGTTGGTGGAGGAGAGTTTAATGAATATTTTTTTAATGGAGATTTTGATGAAATGGGATATTGGAAAAGAGTTTTAACAAGCTCCGAAATTGATCAACTATATAATAGTGGAAATGCTGTAAATTATATTAATTCACCAACTGGGGCATTTTCCTATTGGTCATTTGACGAAAAAGACGGAATGAGATATGATTCAACAGAAAATGGCAATCATTTATATGAAACTCCAGAAACAAAATGGAGGATATATGATCCCAACTATATAGATAATAATAATGAAACATATGGATCTTTAAATCTTACCGAATGGACTTCTATAGACAATGGCGCCCCTCCCATTGGACAACCTCCTACTGGACAAATAGACTCTACGTGGAAAGGAGGGAGCGTTTTTGTTTTAAAAATAGCTTCTTTAATAAATAGAATTAGCGGCAGCGAATATGATTTTATAAATATCGATGGTCCATTAAATATAAATGCTACACAAAATAATAAATTTATTATTTATATTCAGCCAGTAAGCGTTAATGATAATCCAACGTATGATATAGAAGGATTTAGTTCTGATGCGTCCTATTTAGATTTACCAATTCTATTTGCTTCTTCTGGCATCTCTGGATTTGATCCTAATTACGTTGATATAGTTTGGGGGGGATAAATATATGTCTTTTTCTATTAACCAGAGTGGAAATTATCTTTTATTAAATTATACCTATACTTATACCCCACCGCCAGTAATTCGACCTCAATCATTACCAACTAGTTCCGCTACAAAAGATACGATTTATAATGCAATCAGAAGTGGAAATAAATCTTTAAATACTGAATTAAGTAACTTAACGCCTACTACACCAGTCTATCTTTATGAATTAGATCTTACTCAAGTTTATTCACAAGTTAGATCTATAAATGTTAGTGGTCAACCATTTCAAAATGGAATATTAAGATTTCATAATGGATTTAACATATATAATTTAAGTAGCGGACAATTTAATGTTGGTCAATTATATTGGCAAAATAATTATTATTATCCCTTCCCAGTTACAGCAGAAGGTTTTGATTGCACATCGGCAGGGACATTGCCAAATCCAACAATTACTTTATCTAATAATTCTCCAGATCAAACTATAAATTCATTTTATAAATACATAAGAATGCAGTTTCAATCTTTAGGAGATATTGTTGGAGCAAAGTTTACTCGAATCAAAACTTTTTTAAAATATTTAGATCCATTAAATTTTTCTGGAAATATTAATCCATTTTCAAATGAACCATCTGTGACAGAAATTGAATTACCAAGGGATATATTTTATGTAGATAGAAAAGAAACAGAAAATAAAGATACGCTTAAATATAGTTTAGTATCAATTTTAGATTTAGAAAATTTAACATTACCAGGACGTACTTTATTAGCGAATAAATGTCCTTTCGAATACCGAGGAGAAGGATGCCTTTATGAATATAACAAAAGGATTACCTCAATTCATAGTGGCGTGTATGGAGAAGTTACAAATCCACCAGTTAAAATAACATTACCTTTAGAAGCGCCACCAGTTGCTACAGAAAATGATGAATTATTTTTAAACACGATCTTAAGTGGCGAAGGAGCTCGAGCAAGATTTTCTGGAATAAATTATTTTCTTTTTACAGGAAGCTATAATCAATGGGCTTTTACAAATTATGCATTATTTGGGACAGCTGTCGAATGCGCTCAAAGATTAAATGATGGAAGTACTGCTACAACAGCGATTACATCTAATGCCGCGCAGCAAATAATTACATTATCATCAACAACACCAACAGAAATTACATGTATTAGATTAAATTCTAGTTCAACAATAAATAATAATTATCAAATTCAATATTATAGCAATTATGCTTCTTCTTGGAATAATGTATCAGATATTAGCGGATATGATCTTGTATGGAATTTAAATGGATCTCCACCTGGTACATATAAAATACATTTCCCATCTAAAGGATACCATAGTGGTTGGCGTTTTATTTCTACTACTTCTAACGCTGGAACAGCATTAACTGAATTTAATTTTAGCGGACAATTTAGAATTGGAGATAGTGGAATGTGGCAAACGGGCTCATTTTATCAAAATGGAGATTTCATATTTTTAGAAAATCATGGAATTAAATATTATTTTGTATGCATTTCAGGTCATACTTCAGACATTTTTAATACTCCACCCAATAAGAAATATTGGGGCGCAGACTCTTGCTCAAAAACAATTCATTCTTGCAGGCTGCGATGGCAAAAAAATCCATATTTTAGGCCCGTAGTTTGGCCAAAATCTAGAGGCGGATGGGATCATTGGGACGCGCTAAGAAGATACAGAATCACTGGAAATAGAGGAATATATTTTGGATCAGCTTTTGATTTCAGAAGATTAAATTTTCCAAGTTGGTGGAGAACTGGAGATTTAGAAGCGAATGGAAATCCAGCTTCATGGCCTAGAAGACCAGATGTACATGATCCTTGGAGTTATTATGCCCACGGCCTACCCAAAGATATGACTGGGCAATATTTAAATGGCCTTCTTCCTTTTGGAGGTTTTCCTGGGCTAGATCAAATAAAATAATGAAAAATAGAATTAAAAATTTTATTAAAAATCATGCGATAGAGACATTTCCAGAAGAGTGTTGTGGATTAATTATTAAAGATAAAAAAGAAGTTAAATGTATTAAAATGAAAAATATTGCAAAAGAAAAAGAATGTTTTTTTAAAATATCTGTATTAGATTTTCTAAATATATCTAATAAAATACTATACATTTATCATAGCCATACAATTGATAATAATGAATTTAGTCCATTAGATATAAAATGTTCAAAATATCATAATATCAATATGATATTATATAATATAAAACAAAACAAATTTAATTATTTTAGATGTAAATAAATATATGACGACTATAACATTACATGGTAAAATGGGCGAAGATTTAGGTAAAGAATGGGAATTAGAAGTTTTTAGCGTAAACGAAGCTTTAAGGGCTTTAGAAGCAAATACTAGAAAATTAAGAAAATGGATTATAGATAATAAAAATTATGAATACTATATATTAGTTAATAAAAATCTATTAAATATTAAAAAAGATATTCCATTTTCTGAAATATTTAATTCTGAACTTTTCGCTAAATATCCTAAAAATAAATTAAATACAATAGATATTATTC